TAATTGCGCAGCCTTCGGCTACATATGAACCTTTAACTTTTTTGTCGTCTTTCTTTTCGTCAGCCATTTTATACCCCTGTGCTCAGACAGCCATATGTGTCGATAGCTGTGGGGATTAGCAATGGACGTGCGCCAGCAGAAACGAATAATTGCTCACCGTCTGGAGTTACCCAAGCGTTTGTGAACAGATCGATACGACCTTGCTGGTTAGACATACGACTAGGCAAGAACGGCATTACACGCTGATCTGGTCTGACGATCTGCGGAATAGACCCGAAAGTCGCATCCAGTCTACCAGTAGACGAGCGAACGATACACTTAGCATCTGGAACGTATTTAACTTTAGCACCGCTAGCGGGATTTTTATAGCGTCCGCCATAAGTCCAAACCTGGTACTTGTAGTTGCCGATGTCAACAGTCCCGCGGAACTGACCACCACCTGTGCCCGCCTGTGATTGAGCCATAGGACTAATAGCACCAACGTCGATACGACGGTTGTCGAAACGAGCTTTAAAATCGGTGTTCGCGATAGCTGCTTCGAAAGAGCCTTCACCCATGATAAGCTGGTCTGGGTCTTCTAGTCCGTTGTTACGAATGACGTCAGCAAGGGCGCTAATATCACCGGAGACATTACCACCCGCGTTCCAAGCAGTACCCGCCGTCGGAAAATGCGCGGCTTTCGGCTTAAAATCCACAGAATAAACGGTGTTTCCGCTCGCGTCTTTAAGGTCAAGCTGTCCAGTCGTTAGGACCTGGGACGCTTGGAGCTCGATAGCGCGACGGATTTTGTCTTCCATTTTGCGGAAAACTTCCATAGCGCGAATCGTAGCGTTACGCTGGAAATTCGGAGTCATAAAAGGGTTTTGACCAGCTTCGCGCTTGATTAGATCAAATGCGTTAAGTGGTGCGGCCTCTTTATGGATCGCCGGGATAAATTTTTTGTTAGTGTAAAGATCAGCAGAGTTATATTGATAACCTGTGCTTAGATCGGTGATTACGATAGACACTTCCTCGTCGGAACGACTAATATCTATTTCAACCGCTTCTGAGTTGTGGAAATTCTCCGCAGGGGAGCGGAAAAGACTTGTCAAAAAGCGAGTCGGTGAAGCCTGACTATTGTAGGCTTCAATCATGCGGATAGTTTGTTTGTCACTCATGATATTACCTTACTGGTTGTCAAGGAAGTTAAGTTCTTGAGTATCAAGCGGCACGATTGAATAATCGCGAAGCTGATCGAGAACGGCATTACTTGGCGTACCGCCTGCGGCGATAACCAAAAGCTCTTTTCGGACGTTGCCCGAAACCATCGCACGGACTTGTAAATCCCCTGCGCCACCGGCCACAACGTCATATGTGAGTACCGCTTTAGGTATCCCCGTTTCGTTCGACCCGCCTGAGACGTACACTTCCAGTTTTCCGGTTGAACTGTTACGCGATAGAATAGTGCCTTCCGCGATAGTACCTGCACCGGCAGCGGTGAACGTTTCGTCTCTGAATTTTGCGTCAGAGTGAACAACGTTGCCGCAATTAACATTTGTAATTACTGGGTCAGGCATTATTCACCCCCCTGGTAGTCAAAGTGAGAACAAATCGCACTTGCGACATCGTCCATAATTGCTTGATTGTCTGTCTTAGCCTGAACGTTGGTTTTTTGATCCGCACCGTCAAGAGCCGCGGACGCTTCAGCGTCGTCGTTTGCTCTGTCCGTGGAGTCGTTTCTGTTCATGCCCGCAGCCATGTATTTTGCTTGGAGTGAGGCGGTAAGACCGTCGCCAGAAGAAACAGCAGCAAGTGCCGTATCCATGTCGCCAGAACTTTTACCAAGCGTTAGGTGTGCTTCCACTCTGTCACGCTCTTCCTTAACCCCTAGCGCTTTGCCATCTTCCACAGCCGCAGCGTACACGCCTGGGTGTTGGGCTTTTAGCTCATCAATATTCATTCCTGAATACTCCGTCTGGGTTTGTCCGCTTATCGCGGCTGTTTCGATTGACTCGCCAGCATGTGCCGAGGCGATACCATCAATCATATTGTTTTTAAGCGCTTGTTCGGCAAGTACAATACCGCCTTTTCCGAAATCCGCTTTAACTGTATCGGTTGAGACGTCACGACCTGCCGCGACCTCTCTTATAAAAACTTTTTCTATTTGGTCGATTTGCGCTCGAATCGCTGTGAGGCCTTCGTCGGTGCTTGGGTCACTTACTTTATTCGGTGCGTTACTGCTCGCTACTCGCGTTATCCCGCCGCCTGACCCAACTGTGACCACAGCGCCCACACTTCCAACTGCGGATAAATCGTTTTGAGCGACTATCTCACCGGCTTGTGAAGCGATACCATAAGCTGTCGAAGCGGCCATTCTGCCGACCATTGCGCGCACTGGTTTTTCCGAAGCTTTGACCGCTGCCATAGTTTCGAACCATTCCGCCGTCGCCATCCCTCCCGGACTATTAATATCCAAGTCAATTGATTTTACATTCGTATCAGCGTTAGCCGCTGCGATGCCTTCACGTATGCTTGAATAAGTAATATTTCCCCCTCCAAAAAAATGGGCAAAAAAATCGGGTTGGTCGGTGAGTAATCCTGCGACCCGCACGGTCGCGGTGGAGCCCTTAACAGCAAAATTTGCAGGGCCGTCACTTGCGGCGACGGTTTGCTCAAAAGCGGCAAGCGCTTCGGCTGTTGGTGGGGCTGAGTTTTTGTAAATGTCGTGAAGCGCTTCGAAAGCTGCATCCTCGACGAGCCAAAGACCATTCATAATATATCTACCTTAGTAATAGTTATATAATAAACCCTCAAATACAATCCGTCTAGCTCAATACCCATGTTAGTTTTGCTGCTCCTCTTCTGCCCTGGCTACAAATACTTCATAAATCGCCTCGGCAAGTGCCGTCGGGTCAGTTTGTGGTTGCTGCGGTTCTGTTTCAGGCATAAGTGAGTCTTGAGCGGTGGCAAGCTCTTCGTTTTCCCTACGGAGTTTTTTAACGTTCTTGGAGAACTTTGTCCCGGTCATCTCTTTTGAGGCTCTGTCGCGAGTAATGGCACCCAAATTAATCATTAATTCGTACCCTTTAGCTTGCTTTAGAATGTCGGTTGTCGGTTTTATCGCCCCCGCCCAATCTGCGCTGACCCAAGCCCCAAAAGTCACATATTGGCGCGGGTCTCTCCACGCATCAAGGAACCCCGGAGCCTCAACGGCACCCGTTAGCGCCGAACTTATAAACCATTCAACATACACCGGCTGGTTTACTTGCTCGCCGTCTCTCGTACGTTCACTGTTTAAGAAAATTTTAAATTCGTTCAACGCCGCTTGACTGGCGCTGTAGTTATTACTAAATGCCAGTTTAAGAATTTCGGGTGGTATCTCTAAAGCCCACGCCATAGCTGAAACGATAGCCTCTTCGAAAATCGGGAAGTTTATATCCGTCCCTTGACCCCCGAACAATACAGGTTCTTCACCTTGTTGTAATTCCTCCATAACCGCACCAGGGATGTACGAAGAAATGTTATATTTCCGGCTGCTCGGGTTCTGTGAGGTGTTATCCTGGACCGATACTTGATCGTTACGAGTCGCGCCACCGGTTACCGGAAGTGATCCGATCTTATTTTCGCCTTTCTTGATGAACGCGGCAAAAACAGAGTTAACAACAGCTTTACGCTGCGCCGAATCTCTATATCTGTCAATCTCGCGAACGGATTGCAGAACTATCGACAAAAGTGGTTCACCCCGCACGGTATCATGGAGCTTATCCGTGCCGTAAACAAGCCAAGCTTGTCGGCGTCCTGAACGCCTCCCAATTGCGGGTACCCTTTTAAAAGTAATCCCGTCATCTTGTCGTATATGGTACGCTACTTGCTCCCCTGACCCGTTTAACTCTACACCGTGGCGGCTATCGCGGTCCCCTTCAGTGTCTTCGCCCGTAGGCGTCCGACCTAAATCGGCGTCGATCAATTGAATTTTAGGAAGCCCCGTAACACGGTCAACTCGTAACACGACTAATACGTCACCGTTGACGAGGGCCTCGCGTTTTATCGTTTTTTGGATTTGCCCAAAAGTCAAGCGACCGTTATAATCACAAAGTTTTGGATTCTTCGCCCATATATTAAATAGATTTTCTTGTGTTTCGGACCAGTCGACAAGTTCGTCGGGATTAAATCCGAGTAACGCCTCTTCAGGGTTTGATTCCAGGGTTAGGCCGGTGTTTATAATGTTCGTTACGTATCTGCGGACGATACCGCGTGCGTATAAATTGTCTTGGAATAACTGTCTTGATCTGGCGCGTAGCGTCCAGTAGTCTGTCAGGTACCAGTTAGTCGGGCCGAATCCGCTGTAAAATTTATCGCCTGTAAAATCTGTGACGTTGACGTCTTCTTGAATAGCTCCGAAAAATCGGTACGCCTCAGGATCATCATACGCGAGCACGGGGGCTTTCTGCGCCGCCGGTTCAGGTTGTGGCGCGGCAGCCGAGATTTTAACTTTTCCCGACTTTATCTTGTTTATTATGTGGTTTCTTACCATGCTGGTCGCACCGTTCTTGTATTTCCGCCGTTTAACCTCTCCTCAAGAATACAAAGTCTATTGTACAAACCGTCAAGAACGTCTTGCATTTCTTTGAGGTTTTGTTTTGTGACTTTTTGACGGGTCTGCCCCGTGTCTAAGTCGTAAGACTAGACCGCCCCTGAACCAATCGCGATTAAAGCGTCTTCATACGCTTCGATCATCGCTTTAGTCTTGACTATTCTTTGCTCTACATAGGACTTATCCATTTACAGGTCCGCTTTTTAAGCTACTGATATTCCTTAATAATATGCCTTACCCCGCCGGTGCGTCAAGTTGCGCAGCCATATAATCCCAAAATTGCGGCCAGTCTACAGTTTCAAGGCCGAAATGCTCCAGGCATATTTCGCAAGCGATTATTTCCACGGCTGCGTGTCCGTATACGAGCAAATCCCATAATTCATTGTCACGGCCGCTTGGTCTGTGCCAATAATACGTCGTGATGCCTTTCTCTTTGTCGACTTTTTTACGCTTACTTTCCGCTGTCAGTTCTTTTATCGCGCCGTCGGACAAATCAACCGGGGCGTTAAAATGATATCGTGGTTGCGGGCCTTGTTCGGTCCATTCACGGCGTAGGACTGGGGCGATACGGTCTTTATAGTGGTCAACGATTATCCTAAACCCTACCGTCCCGGCCGTTGTCTCAAATTCTGAAAATTCTTTTATTCGCGCCGCTTTCGCCGGGCGGTCAGCGCCGAGTATAGGGAAAACCCAACCCCCGTAATCACTACAGAAGTCCACAATAGTATCGTTGGAATACGCCGAGTCGATAAGGGTCGCAAAGACGCTGTACTCTCTTCCGTCGTCTGCTTTGTAGACACGATTCTCGATGATGTCTCGAACTTCGTTCCATGCCGGAGACTCCGGCCTCGTACAATCCTCATCCTCTACCCGCTTATAATCTATAACATAACATTTCGCGTCACGCGTCCAACCCATGACAGCCACAGCAAGGTTTTTTAAGTGTACGTCGACTTGGCACGTAACGAATAAAATTGGTGAGCCGGACCATTGCACAGCGTATCGATTCGGAATCTGTCCGAGACGATAGCAGGGTCGGCGGTGGCCCGATACATGTGTAAAGCTGACACGTTCCCCGAGAACTTCAAACGGCATGCCTAAAATATTGTTATAAAAAACTTGGTACGCTGGAACGTCAACGACTTTTTCCGCAATCGGGTCGTAACAGTCCAAGAAATCACTGACGCAATTTGCCCAAGCTTTCATGGGGGATAAAAACGCCGGTAAATGATATGACCTTATCTGTGGGTTTTTCGCCCTGGCTTGTGATTTCCAGTGCGCGCCCTCATCAAGAGACATTAGTACATCTTTCTCATGATTGTAATGTTTATGGCCGCAAGCCGAGCAATGCCAGCCGACCGAGTCAAATACTAAAGACCCCCTATCCATTTCCCATGAAAACGACCGGACGCGTTCGCCTGTTTCGGTTTTATGGGTCCAGTCTATCGGCTGCGCAAAATTACATTTTCTACAAACCACATTAAATCGGCGCTGGTCGCCTTCCATGTAACGCTTATGCGTCCGGCTCGGATAAGTGAGGGGCGTTGAACCTCTGAGGATTTTACGGTCGTCGGTGAACGCATCGCACCTCGAGTCAGTCAGTTTGTCAGGGTCCCCGTCTTTGCCAACGGTGTCCGCCCACGCTTCGATTTCGTCTTTTAAATTTAATAAAATTGAGTGTGAACGCATCTTGTTCGCATTGACCGCCCCCAAAGGTAACAGGAATCCGCCGCCCTCAAATTGCAACATGCCTTTATTTTTACCTGTCTTTCTTTGGTTGCCTTCGTCATGTGATTGGATGATATGTTCAAAGTTTGATTGTTGGAGCATCGGGATAATATTGTTATCGACCCGCTGTTGAACGAGTTCCTTATCCGCTGACGTCAGCATGCAAGGATATGTTTTCAAATAGCACATGTAATAAAATAAAATGCATTCGAGAACCGACACGGTGTAAGTCATTTGAACGCCTTTCATGATATTCACTTCACGGATCGGCGAGTCCATTTCAAAGCATTCTAAAATTTCGATGACGTACGGGTTCACGTCCCGGAAATTTATAAATCCAGGTTGTGACGTAAGACCGGCGGGTAAATATCGGTTGTTTTCACAGAATTCCACAATTCCGACGTCGTCGATGTGGTCCGTTATCGTTTCGACTTCCTCGATCAACCAGTCAAGGCCGATGAGGTCGAGGTTATGGGGGATACTGGTCAACCGCTAATCCCTCTTAATACGCTTTGGACTTTTTTCTTAGAAGGGCCGAGGATACGCGTTAATTCTGCGCGGATTAATTTCTCCGCTGCTTTTGCATCCGACCCGCTTTTGATTTTATCATACAAACGTTTGCCGAGCGTCTTCGCCCCGTCTGTTAGCATTCTATTGTGCGCCGTGTCAATCGGGTCAATGACGCCGCGGTGAATTAAATCGCGCGCAACTAATTCGCCCGACGCTTGCGCGTTTTTGATCCGTTTCTCGTGGATGTCTTCAATTGTTTTTAATGCTTTCACCAACGAATCGAGATTTGAAAAATACCCGAATTTAAGCACCGCGTCCCGGATTGACATATCGCCAAGCTTTCGAATATCCGGCGGCAGACTTTCGAACAATTCTTGTTTTATCTCCGCCTCGGACAGCATACGGTCTTGTCTTAATTTTTTATGACCGGATACCGCACGCGGGGCCGGGACGGCGGGTCGTCTTACAGTCTCTCGCGTAGGTGGCGCGCTAGACTTTGGGGGCGGTACGGCCCCTGCCGCTTTCATCGTTTCGAATATTTTTTTAGAACGGACGTGGCCCACCCCTGGGAGCTTGGATATGTGGCCTGCGGTCCACCGGTCGTGTTCGCGGCACCATTCGAGCGCCTCGTCATACCTGCCGTCGATGCCGTTTTCTGTGTACGCCGCTGGGCGTGCCTGCGCATCCACATAAGCCTGGGCGTCGGGGTGATTAACGTTTATTTTTTTACCTTCGAGCGCACAAAACAGGGCTTTACCTGTTTTTGTCGCCTTCGTTACTGCCGCGACAGACACCCCTGCGAGCTCCGCGAACTGCGATTTATTAACCAAATTTTTAACCAT